AATAATATAATGGAATCACCTTTATTTAAAAAAATGACGAAAGGACCTAAATGCTGGAAAGGTTATGAGGCAAGAGGTAAAAAGAAATCACCTAGTGGTAAAAAAACTAAAGGTGGTAAGGCAAAGATGGTTAACAATTGTGTTAAAATAGGTAAGAAAAAATAATGGCTTTTAATCTACCGAGCGGACCACTAGATATGAGAAAGACTACTAAAGGCAAAGGTAGAACTTTCAGAAGTGCAGAGGAAGGTGCTGGGATGACTAAGAAAGGTGTTAAACAATATAGAGCAGAAAACCCAGGTAGTAAATTAAAGACTGCTGTAACTGGTTCTGTAAAGCCAGGAAGTAAAGCCGCTAAACGAAGAAAATCATTCTGTGCAAGATCAAAAGGTTGGACTGGGGAAAGAGGTAAAGCTGCTAGAAAAAGATGGAAATGTTAAATAAAAAAAAAAATAAAACATTATGATAAGAAATTATTACACAGACTCTTTTAAGGAAGGAAGAGTTGTAACAGCAAGCGATACATTATTAATAGATGGTAGGCTTCAAGCTTCAACACCACAGGGTGTTTGGAAAGAATACAATTTATATGTAGGTACTGCAGGAAGCGTTGTTACCACAAATGACAATGATGCATCTACCAATAGCACTTTAGTATTAAGAGTACCTAATACAAATATTAAAATTGGTATGTTTTTTACTGGTGTAGGAGTTCCTAATGACTGTAGGATTACAAATGTCACTATTACTCAAGGCACAATGACTTTAGCAGTAGATAAAACTTTAAATATAGCTGCAGACATTCTTTTAACATATAGTTTTCTTAGCGAAAATAGTGTAAGAGTTAGAACTATAGAAAATAATATAGTTACTTTTTACAACCCTACGCAAGGTGAAATATTACCAGTGAGCATAGTTCAAGTTTTTTCTACGGGTACTAATAATCTAGCTGGTCTAGTAGCTTTAAGCTAATATCATGGGAGTTAAAAGATTAAAAAGAAGAGCCGAAAGAGTTGCTACAAGACAAGCTAAAGAGTTTAGAAAAGAAGACATGGGCCAAAAGTTTAATCAAAACAAACTTGATAGGCTAAGCTTAAAAAGTGATAAACTTCAAAAAAAAATAGATATAAAAGAAGGTGCGCCCTTTTATAAGACTGGTGGTTTCATGGGTATCAATCCTGATCACAAAGGATATTGCACACCGATGACTAAACCTACGTGTACTCCACGAAGAAAAGCATTAGCAAAAAGGTTAAAACCAGGCGGAGACTTATACAAAGGAAACAAATAAACAATATAAAAAAATAATATTATGAACAAAAGTAAACAACACATAGAGCAAGATTTTGCAAGAAATGAAATTTATGATAAAAAACATGGATTTGGAAAAGAAGGTGACTATGAAGCTAAACAACTAGCTAAAGTTTCTTCAGGATCAGCTACATACATGAAAGGTCAACCTCATATGTATGGTGCACCTAAAATGCAAGGTCAGCCACATATGGAGTCAAACAAACAACAAAAGTCTAATTTGATGAACGACAATCCGGTAGCAAAACACGCTAGCAATTCTTGGTTATCTAAACACATGAAATAATGGGAACACCAGGAAAAAACGCTAAAAATAATTTAAGCAAACAGCTAGGTTTACAAATGAAAGGATCACCTTATTCTATGAATCAACCATTGCATGGAAATGCTTTTATTGGTGCTAAAGTTAAAGCTGAGAAACAAGGTAAAAATAGTTTTGATGTAGGCGGTGAAACTTTTCCAGTTAAAAAAAATGAAGCTCCTACTAAATTTATTGGAGCTCTTATAGCTAAAGGTGTTGGTGGAGCAATAGCTAAAACAGTTGCAAAAAAAGCAGTTACTAAAGTAGGAGGAAGTTTAATTAAAAAAGGAATGATGGATATGGCATCAGGAGGTTTAAAAAACGCAATAAGTGGTAGTATGGATGGTTTGAGTGCTCCTACATTAGCTCCTAAAGGAAAAACAGGTATGGGTAAAGCTCTTTCTACTATTGGATCTAGCATAAAAGAAGGTGTTAGAGGTTTAGGAGAAGGTATATCTGAAAAAGCAGGTGGTTCACCAAAAGGATTTGGAGATAAAGTTAAAAATTATATTGGAAGCTTAGATTTAATTACTAATAGCAATGAAGATGGATCTATTAGAAAAGAAGGTCAAGAGCCAATTCCCGCAACTCAAGTGCCAGAAGCACCTTCAGGACCAGGAGACACTGTTACAGAAAATATGGATACAGATACTGCTAGTATTACAAAGACTAAAATTGGTGAAGGTCCTGGTGACTTGCCTGCTGCTTCTAAAGATAGTGATTTTAATATACAAACCGCTAGTGCTGAAGAAATGAGTACTTATGTAAAAAATAAAAAGCCTTCTGGAATGAATATGGAAGGACCTTTAAACAAAATAAAAAATATGTGCCGAGGATAACACATTAACAACAATCAACAAACAAACAAACAAACAAAAAACAATTATTATGGCAAAATTTATTTCGATTAAATCAGTGGGAGCTGATAAAGCAGGTGGAGATCTTTTATTAAGTGGCGACCTATGTGTAGGTGTTAGCGTTGCATCTAGTTCAGAACTTCATTATCATCTTGCTGGAGGTGCAGTTAGTGATTTAGCTGTTATCACTTACACAGGTGGAACTGAAGCTTTAGGTGTTAAACTAAGAGATGCAATCAATTACTGTTTAACAGCAAATCCAGGTGGTATTCTAGCTAAGGTTAAAATACCGTATGGCGTAACTGTTACTAGTGTTACAATTGGTTAATGAAATCAATGGGGTTAGGTGATAAAATAGAGTCTTTCACAAAAGCCACAGGTATCAAGAAGTTAGTTGATAACGTGTCACAGGGTTTAAACATACCCTGTGGCTGTTCTCAACGTAAAGATTATTTAAACAAAATGTTTCCAGGAAAATAATGGCTTTTAAACAAAAACCCGCACCATATTCTTACAATGTTATTCCTATCTATAATTCTACTTTAGAAGAAGGAGTACTAGGTAAAGCTGATAGAAGAGGCGGTATATTAGTTAATAAAGAAATTAAAGATCCTAAACAGCTTGAAGAAGTTATATCACATGAAACAATTCACATCGATCAAATGCAAAGAGGTGATTTAGATTATGATGAACAAAACGTATACTGGAAAGGTAAAACTTATCCAAGATCTAAAATGAAAGAAGGAGCTAAAAATCTTCCGTGGGAAGCTGAAGCTTATAAAGAAATGTAACTATGGCATATAAAATGAAAACATCAATTCCTAGCTTGTGCTCGAGTCCTTTGCAAAGCAATGACCCTAAAAAAAGAGGAAGATTACATATAGAAAACATAGATGGAATAAAAAATAAAAATACAGCAGAACAATCTTCTGATAATTCAAACTTAAGGGTTAATGAAAACTTTGACACCAACGACTCTTTTGTTAATACAAAAATAAACGATCCTAAAGGCGTTCTCAATAGAGAGATGAAAAAACGAGAACATACGAAAGGATACAGATATAAAAGTGAAAAAGATGGATCTATAACTCTTAGAGGTAGAAAAGGTAATTAAATAATATGTCTAAAAAGAAGTTTAAAGATACAAAAGTCGGTAAATTTTTACTAGGTAAATCAGGCATTATAGATGTGATTACTAATATATTGCCAGACCAAGGTGTGCTTGGCATGGTTAAAAACCTTATAGACAAAGACCAAGAATTAACACCACAAGATAAAGAAACTGCTCTTAAATTATTAGAGCAAGATATGGTGGAGATGCAAGAGATCTCAAAACGCTGGGAAAGCGATATGACTTCAGATTCATGGCTTAGTAAACATACTAGACCTATGACTCTGATATTTTTAACAGTCTCTCTTGTAGTTTTTATTTTATTAGATGGGTTAAGTATAGAGTTCGGTATAAGCAGCGAATGGATTAACCTTTTAAAATCATTATTAATTACTGTTTATGTAGCTTACTTTGGCTCACGAGGAGTCGAAAAATTCAAATCAATAACCAACAATTAAATTTTATTATTATGAGTGATGCAAAACAAATGATTACCAAAGACCAGTTAGAAAAGATTCAAGGCTTTCAAAAAGAACTTAATAAGATCTTAAATGAAGTCGGTTTCTTAGAAGCCCAAAAATCCGCAGTATTAGGTAAGTTCGCTGAAGAGAATAAAAAAACTGAAGAGTTTAAAAAAGAACTTGAAAAAGAATATGGGTCTATCAACATTAACTTGGAGGATGGGACATTCGAACCTATTGAAAAAGAAGAAGATAAGAAATAATGTCTTCAGTTATTAGAAAGATAAGTATTGGTTCTGACTACAAAACTGATGCTATGCACTACTCGATAGGGCAGCTAGTATATGGTGGTCATACTATATCACATATACTTTCTGATACAGAAGATAATTCTTATAATATTTTTATCAAAAAACAAGACGAGGTATTGCCATGGAAGAAGTTTAATTCTAACATGGCTATATCTGTTGAGTATGATTTAGAGTATTAATGAAAAGTTTATTTGATTTTATCGTTGAACCTTATGGTCAGCGATATAATAATAAAGTAAAAGTAGGTGACAAAAGCCTAATAATTAATACTCAATTAGAAACTTTTAAAGCTGTAAACAATATTGCTAAAGTAATAGAAGTTCCTGCATCATATAAAACATCTGTCAAAAAAGGAGATTTAATAATGATTCATCATAATGTTTTTAGAAGATGGTTCAATATTAAAGGTGAAGAGAAAAATAGTAAATCATATTTTAAAGATAATTTATACTTTGTTCAGCGTGACCAAGTTTATCTTTATAAAACAAAAGACAAATGGAAGGCTTTTGATGATAGATGCTTTATAAATCCTTTAAAAAATGAAAACGATATAGACGCTAATTTAGAGCAACACCTTATTGGTATATTAAAATATGGTAATAGTTCATTAGAAGCGTTAGGAATCAACGAGGGAGATCTTGTAGGTTATAAACCGTTTGGAGAATATGACTTTATTGTAAACAATAAACGTCTTTATTGTATGAAATCAAATGATATTGTAATTAAGTATGAACATCAAGGAAACGAAGCTGAGTATAATCCAAGCTGGGCACAAAGCGGTTGAAGAACTTATTAAAGTTGCTAAAGAAGCTATTGTAGATTCAGATGACGACATAAGTGCTGACAGACTTAAAAATGCTGCTGCAACTAAAAAATTAGCTATATTTGATGCTTTTGAAATACTTAACCGTATTGAAGAGGAGAACAATATACTAGATAATAAACTTACAGAAAAAAATGAAACTACTTTTAGTGGGTTTGCTGAACGAAGATCTAAATGATGTACGAGCAAACTTTATACAAAATAGTTGAACCAATAAAACCGCATGTCATTAAAAGACTTAATAAGTCTAAAAAATGGGAGTATGGTTATAATAAAGAGTACGATATTATAGTGATAAGCAGAACCGGTCAAATCGGGGAAATCTACGAAATACAAAACCTTGTAATTGCTTTACCACTAGAAGACAAACCTTATAAAAGATCTAATAAACCTTTAGAACAATACTGGGAAGTTTTCACACCAAGGAAAGAACTTAAAAATATTAAAACAATATTTGATTGGAAGGCTTATCCTTTAAAGTTTAAAGAACAATTACACGATTATATTGATGAAGAATTTAGAAGAAGAGATGAAGGTTTCTGGTTTTACAATAAAGGTGTTGCCACTTATATTACTGGTACTCACTACATGTATTTGCAATGGTCAAAGATTGATGTTGGGCAAGCAGATTTTAGGGAAGCAAACAGACTATTCTTTATTTTCTGGGAAGCTTGCAAGTCCGATACACGATCATATGGAATGTGTTATCTTAAAAACAGACGTTCAGGATTCTCTTTTATGGCGTCAGGCGAAACTGTTAACATGGCCACAATATCGAGCGATGCTAGATTCGGTGTCCTATCAAAGTCAGGGGCTGATGCAAAGAAAATGTTTACCGATAAAATCGTTCCAATTTCAGTTAACTACCCGTTTTTCTTTAAACCGATTCAAGATGGTATGGATCGACCAAAAACAGAACTTGCATACAGAGTTCCTGCATCTAGATTCACTAGGAAAAAAC